TCTTCAGCCGGAATAAACATCGCAATCTGGCGATCAAGCGACGGATCAAAGTAGACTTTCTTAAACGCAGCACCTGCCAATCCTAAGTTGTACAACATGCGTTCATGCTCTGGGCGATACTCAGTCATCACCTCAGTGAGCTGGTAGTTCATGTCATCTCTGACACGCTCCGCCGCCTGTTCTTTAAGTTTATCAATTGCGCCGATGATCTCGGTTTTGACTGGGCCTTGCGCAGGGAAAGTTTCAATAATAGTCTCACTTTGGAAGCGGACGGCAGCTTCTGTAAGGACGGTCGAATATACGCCGCAAGCACCCAGCCAAGGTTCTGTCCGTTCCTCATATTTCATCCCCAAAACATCTAGACCTTTAACATACATCTCAACCCAGTCCTTGCGACTAGATATGTCTGCGTCCACCATCTCAATGATGTCGCTTGCAACTTTCTGTAAGTCACCCTTGCTCATCTCTTCTGCAAGGTTGTCGTTAAAGTCTTCCTCATCAGTCTCGGGCATCAAATCAATCTCAATACCATCCATGCCAACAATTACACCTTCTGGGTTCTCAATTTGAATCTCAAGGCTAGAGCCGTCTTCTTCAGGGGCTAGTGCGTCCAAACCCAACGGCGCTTGTGACAATGAGGGAAACATATTCGTAGCCATATCAATCCTTAATAGTACGCAGCTTTCTTGCCGCGGAAGTATCTCTGCTCTTCAGGCTCATCCGTTGGTAACCGTATGAACCCGCCTTGTCTAAACCTCATTAACGCTTGTGTGGTTGAGTCAACCAAGTCGTCGTTAGTGCCGCTAGGGAAATCATTGCATTCCTCTATGACTTCTTTAGCCCAACGGCGGTCAGGAGCCCACACTATGCCAGATGCTAATAGATCTGATACAGCGTTCACACGCGATATTTTGTCTTGTCCTTTGCCCGGAGTAAACTCCCCCACGGGTACACCCATGCGGCGAAGCTCCTGATATAAAGCCGCGCCGTTAGATTTCTTCTCCACAACAAACGCATCTGGCTCCCACTCCTTGTACTCTTCTAGCACAAGTTTCTTCAGGTCGGGGAACTCCAGCCGCCTCTTAATTGCGTTAAGCAGAATGATGTTGTAGTTGTTTGTATCTTCGTTAAAGAAAACACCCCACATCGTAAGAGCGTTGTAGTCAGCCCTATTATTAGTCTCTTGCGCAGCATCTAGCGACATGATGGTGAACTCGCATTCGGGCGGATCGTCTTTCTCCCAGATCTGCCACCACTCACGCTTAAGTAGCGCCCCTTCCTCAGACACAGGATTCTGCATGTACTGGGCTTGCCAGTAGCGCGGATCCATACCTGCTTTTTTACCCAGTAGTTCTTCTAGCGACCAGAAGTCCCCCCACAGGGGTTTGTCGTTCAGGATAGCAGGAAACTCCACAATTTCCCACTGGTCTACGTCTTCCTCTTTGCCCATCTGATTAACAATCATCCCCGTTAAATCCAGCTTAGACCAACGAGTCATCACTATAATAATAGAGCCACCCGGCATAAGACGCTGGAGAGGGCCAGACTGAAACCACTCCCAAGCAGGAAGGAAAACGTCCGGTCTCCCAGTCTTAGCATCTTGTTCTGAATGAGGGTCGTCAATAATAAATAGATCAGCGCCACGACCAGCAAGAGCACCTCCGACACCAATAGCAAAGTATTCTCCTTGGAAATTAGTGCCCCAGCGTGAGGCAGACTTACTATCAGCTTGCAGTTCTACCTGCGGGAAGATGTCTTTATAGCCCTCAGAACCCACCAAATTACGAACTCTACGGCCAAAATTGACCGCCAAATCCGCCGTGTGGGAGGACATAATGATCTTTTTATGGGGGTATTTACCTAGAAACCATGCTGGTGCAAGGTAGGAAATCATTTCAGATTTGCCGTGACGGGGGGCAATATTGACAATAACACGCCTTTTCTTACCCGCAGCTATGTCTTCAAAGATCTTTGCAAGCCTTCTGTGGTGTGGGCCGACCTTATAACCGGGGTAAACATGGTCAATAAAGGTTAAAAAGTCAGTTTTTCCTACAGATTCGACGGATTTGCTGTCATACGTCTTCAAAAGCTCTAGAGTTCGACGTTTTTCCTCTCCCTGCATTGTCTTTAGGGAGTCTCTGATCTTTTTAATGTCTTCAGGCGTTACTTTCACTACGAATTTCCCTCGCCTTTACGTCAATAGTACGTTTTTCCAACTTCTGAAGCGTCTCAAGCAGTTCTTGTTCAACTTCTTCCATAGATTGATACTTAACTGTGACCTCAGAACGTTTCTTAAATGCATCAACGCCGTCAATTTCACCTAATTTAGTGATTGCAGCTAGCCGAACACGGCCATCGGGATGGTCTGTCTCTTTAATTAGCTTATTAATAACGAACCGCTTGAGTTCAGCATACTCTTTAACAAGATCTGCTTGAAATGCCCCCACCATGCCGGCAAGGTAGGCCATTGTTTCGTTGGGATATACAGATAGATTGAGTTTTGTCTCGGGATTAGACATTACTTGATTGGCTAACTGCGTAGCTTGGGCACGGGCATCAGCGGACGGTTCGATGGGAACCCCCTGAATGTCGGCAATTAGTTTGACAGTCCTACCCCGCATCTGGATTTCTTCAAGATCGGTTAGTTCTGGCATGGCTTCCGTGGCGTTAGCGGGAAGCGGGATCGAGTCTTCAATAGCTGCAAGCAGTGTTGTCATAGAGGAAAGAGCGCTCCATGTTAAAAAATGTTGAGGTTAGGGCCACCCGCCTCAACGAGCGGACTCTAACATAAAAATAATTCTTTATGCAACATATTTTTTGGTTCCATTGACGGGGGGTACTTCTATATAGAAGGGGGTGGGGTCTAGGAAGGGCAAAAAAAGACCCCCAGTTAAGGGGGTCAAAAGGAGAGGACAAGAGCAACTGCTTGCTCACAAGTAATGTAACACAGAGCTTGGTGGAGTAGGTACGTTTCTGCGGGGCGGGAAATTCTGAAGGGCAAGCTGTGTCAAGGAACGGGGCGGAAGTTGGGAAAGTTTGGGATTATTTGTGCGGATTATGGGGTATGGGGGGCACGGGAGTCGCTCAGAGGATTTGGGGGGTCGGGGGCGGGTGGGTCAAGATCAGGCCGGTTTCTTGAAAAACCTATGGGCTACCTGTATACATACCTTATGCAAAGCAATAGTGCTGTGCTGTAACCGGAGAATCAAATGATCAAATCATTGTGGCGTTGGTTGACTCACTACAAAGTTGTAGTGCAGTGGGAAGATAGAGTATTCGTTCACTATGGCTACACTTTGAACGAAGCCCTGCAATGGGCGGCTCAATACAAGCTGAGCAACACAGTTGTGTTGATCGGTATCAGAGGCAAGCTTGTCGCGGCGCGAGGCGATTGGTAATAACAACGGGGGCTTCGGCCCCCACATTCGGAGATAGACATGAAAGATATTGACCTTGGTTATCTGTCTTGGGATATTCAAATGACCTTAGATGAATGCAAGTCAGACAATGTGCCTTGCAAGTACATAGGTCTTGGCCATGTAGATGCTGACAACTACAAGTCAAACTATTACCCAATGTATGAAATCGAATTAGAGGGTTTCATTATCACAGACCTGACTAACAACGAGATCCGCATTCGTTGCAAAGATACAGGCGAAGCAGGTGTGTTTAACCGCGACGCATACTGGACACGAGGCGGTCAATCAATCGCTGAGTTCTACGCAAAGAACTTCTAAGGACAACTGATGAGGCTTGAGTAGCCGAAACCGCAGTGATGCGGTCTTGTTCATTAACTAAGGAGAGAAACATGGAACAACTTGAACTGTTCAGCAAGCGCGAAGACCTGCAGTATGCGCTGAGCTTGACAATGTTTGAACTGAGCAAAATATGCCGTAATAACCTATCGGCTTTTAACTACTTGTATAAGATACGACAAGATGAACGTAATCGTATCAACTATCAAGTTCAAAGAGCAATGTTTGTTGCAAAGCTAGAGGGTAACGAGTTCAGCAAGATATCACGACATGTGCTGATACCTTGATAAGAGGGGGCTTCGGCCCCCTCT